AAATCAAGCACGGAACCGTCTACGTACTCGATGAGATCATTCTCCGGCATGCCAGCACGCTGGCGGCCTGCGAACATTTTGTTGAACGGTATTCGGACCATTTATGGGGCGTTGTGATCTATGGAGACGCCTCCGGCAACACTGTCCACACCACGGGGACCTCAGACTACCACATCGTCCGGGAATACTTCGCAGCGAATTACCGCGGGACCATCCATTACAAAGTCCCAAAAGCTAATCCGAGCGTTCGCGATCGACTTACGCTAATGAATGCCAAGTTAAAGACCGCCGCCGGTCTCAGTCATTTATATGTGGATCGTAAGTGCTCGGAATTGATCAAGGACTTTGAACAAGTGTGCTACAAACTGGACAGTACTGTTTCCGATAAGGACAAGGACCGGCGGCGCACTCACGTTTTTGATGCTCTCGGATACCTCCTGTGGCAGGAATGCCGCCCGCTGCAGCAAATCGGCGAACGGGGGAAGAGGTTAATATGACCGTCGCTGGTCTCTAGTCATGGGGAACATCAACGCCGAACATCCGGAGTACGCTGGCTCGAAGGCAATGTGGCGTAAGTACAAAGATTTATACGCTGGCGGCGAGCCGCTAAAAGAACGCGCGAGCGAGTATCTCGTTCGCCGCAGCAAAGAGCCCAACGATGTCTACTTCGAACGGCTGAGCCGTGTGTTCTATGAAAACTATATCGGCTCTATCATTGACTGGTATTCGGCTACACTGATGCGGCGGGAGCCGAGCATCACATATATCGGCGATAACGAAGCGGGCAGAAGTTTTTCAACGCTTTTCGCGGAAGATTGCGATCTGAAGGGCACCACAATCTCCGACTTCTTTCGGCACCAACTGGTACAGGCCCTGGTATTTGGCAAGAGCTACGTCGTCGTAGATTTTCCCCGAGCCAGCGGACCGGTATCAACTCGAGCCGAGGAAGATGCCGTCGGGCGCTCGCGCGCCTATCTGGTGGACTACACACCTGATGAAGTCATCAATTGGAGCTACGATGCAAACGGGCAGCTTGAATGGATAGTGATTCGAACCTCCTGGCTGCGCCAAGCTCAAATGGGAGAAGGGCAATGGGAAAAGGAGACCCGCTGGATCCACTACAATCGCGAGACCTTTCAGGTTTATCAGTCCGTGGACTCCGCGGGGCAACTAACGCCACCAGAATTGATCGATGAGGGCCGCCATGCCTTGGCCGCGCAATTCAGAGTACCGGTTTTTCAACTTCGCCTTTCAGATGGCTTGTGGTTGATGAACAAGGCTGCGCTGCTTCAACTCGAGCATTTCAATAAGTCGAACGCCCTTTCGTGGGCGTTGACGATGGGTTTGTTCGCCACACCGGTCATCTATTCTGAACGTGAGTGGAGTCAGATCGTCGGCGAATCTTACTATATTCAACTCGGCCCGGATGACCGGTTCGGGTGGACGGAGCCAGAAGGCCACGTTTTCCAGATCGCGGCTGACAACCTCGAGCGCCTGAAGGACGAGATCTATCGAGTCTGTTACCTGATGACGCAGGCCGGCGGAACCACGGGCTCGCATGTAAGCCAGTCCGGGCTCAGCAAGCAACGTGACTTCAACATCACGCAGGAAGTTCTTCGCGCCTACGGCGATGCGGTGAAACAGACAATAAGACACGTACTGTCGGCCATCAACGTCGCCAGGCAGGATGGTCTTTCAATTAACGTATCTGGTCTTGATGAATTTGACATTGGAGACTTCAGCTCGGAGCTGGACGATGCGAAAAAACTCCTCGATTTATCTATTCACTCCGAAACCCTTACAAAAGAGGTTTACAAGAAGCTCGCATTTAAGTATTTTTGCGACGTACGTCAAGACATTAAGAATCACATAGCTGACGAAATCGAGGCGTCCTTTGTAGCGGCCGAGATACAGGAGAGTCATGGAGGAACAAAGCCCGAAGATCCCGTCGGCGACGGAACCCGACCGCGTTGACGTGTCCTCGCTTGTGCAGCGGGCACTCGAAGAATTTGTGCGTGCCGAGGATGAGAGGAAGGAACCCGGGTACAAGCTGGAACTTCAGGAGGAGCGCAAGCGGCGCGAGGGATTGGAGCGTCGTTTGAACGAGCTCGTCGAGGAAAACAATCGCAGCCGTCAACTTGCTGAGATGGCTGACCGCAACGCATCGATACGGACAGAACTCCAACGCTTAGGCGTTGCCAAGATCGATTTAGCGTTCAGAGCGGTGAAAGATGATATCGCTAGAACCGAAGATGGGCGGCTAGTCGGTAGGACCGAAGCGGGCGACATTGGGCTGAAAGACTACCTGGCCGGCTTTGTCAATGCGAACCCGGAATTTCTGCCTGCAAGGATCTCTGGCGGCTCGGGGATCCCCTCAGCATTAAGGTCCGTATCCGGCTTTCCGACGATCGACATTGACAACATTCGTCCGGGAATGACGCCGGAAGAAAGGGAGCATGCGCGGCAGGCGATAGCGCGCATCGCATCCCAGACACTTCGGGGCACTTGAAGTACAGACGGCTAGCGTAAACACATACGTAAAGCGTACGAAAGCTGATTCCATTTAATTAAAACAGGAGAAAGTTATGCCAGCAATTACGTCTACAAATGTGGCCAATGCGATTGTCAAGCTTGTAGCGGCCGACGCGTTACCGGCGCTCGTTGGGAACCTTGTCATGGGCAACCTTGTGAATCGCGACTACGAGCCCACGCTGGCACAAGCCGGCGACACGGTAAATGTGCCAATTCCCCCAACCCTCGTAGCGAGCAACATCGCGGAGGGCGGGACGGTCACAACGCAAAATCCCAGTCTAGGAAATGCATCTATCGTGCTCAATACCCATGCCGAGGCCACTTTTCAAATACCGGATGTTACGAAGGTACTCGCCGTGCCGGACTTGCTTCGTGTGTACATGCAGCCGGCGGTGGTTGCGATCGCCGAGCGGATTGAGTCAGATTTGTTAGGACTGTATGCGAGCTTTACCGCGAATACACAGGTGGGAACCGCGGGGACGCCAATCACTGAAGCTGTGATCGACTCGGCCGAAACATCGCTTTTCCAGGCGAAGGTGCCGGCACTACAGCCAAAGCACCTCGTTGTCGATGCCGCAACTTACTCGCAACTTCGGCAGATCCCACGTTTCAGTGAATTTCAGACCGCGGGAGACGCGGGCCTTAGAGCCTTGATCGAAGGTACGGTGGGCAAGATCAAAGATTTCTTTGTCTTTCGTTCGCAATTCGTATCAAAGACAGGCAGCGCCCCGGTGACCACACACAATCTGGCTTTTGTCCGCGACGCAATAGGATTAGTGGTTCGCCGACTGCCACAACCCCTTCCGGGAACGGGCGCTATCGCCGAATACGCTGAACTGGGCAACTTCGGCATGCGGGTGATTATGAGCTATCAACCCAACACTTTGGCTCAACAGTTTACGGTTGATGTTCTGTACGGAGCAGCGGCCCTTAGAAATAGTTTCGCAATTCAGGTCAACTCATAAACGCCTGGCCGTTGCACGTCGTACCAGTGACTTTGGTATGTCGGAGAAGGGGAAATGAATCTTAGAGCATATTATCAAAAGATTCGAGATATCGAGCATTCGCTGCTTGAGCCGTTTGTAGTACTCATTAGCCGCGAGACGCCCGATGGAGGTAAGGAGGGCGTGCTCACTGAAGTTCCACGACTTCTGGCGGCGCAGATGGTCGTCGATGGTCGAGCAGTTCTGGCAAACGAGGTTGCGGTGCGCGCGTTTCAAGAACACAAGATTGAGGCCAAGCGGCTCGCCGATCAGGGAGCACTTGCAACTCAACTGCAAGTAACCGTAACGTCAGCTACGGAGCCGCGAAAGACAAATCGCCTTCCGAAGGATTAGTTACCGGCGAATCGGACAATGCTATTTACAGATGGTCACATTTCGACGATTGAGGAGCTAAGCACACAGGACAGCGCCGTACTTGATATTGCGAGTACGGAGGCAATCAATGTGACGGCTAAATTAGGACTCGCGCAGGAGGAGTTAGCAATTGAACTCAGAGCTGCATTGGCACGCTCCAGGTTGTCCGGAAGTGACTCCATGTACTGGTGGCCGGGCAACCCGGTAACGAATAGCAGTCAGTATCAGTTACGAGACGTGGTCGTCACTCCGGCGCTGCGTCTTTGGCATACATTTTACACTTTGGCGTTAATTTATCGGGATGCCTACAATAGTCAACTCAATGATCGCTACTTGGGAAAGTGGAGACAATACCGCGACCTTGCCGGCTGGGCGTCGGACCGTCTTTTTCAGGCAGGGATAGGAACTGCGACCGACCCTGTACCCATCGCTGAAGTCCCTGAGCTGACTGCTCAACCGGGTAACTTTTCGGCACTGACATATTATGAGCAGGTGTCCTGGCTGAACGCACGAGGCGAGGAAGGTATGAGCTGC